CGTTGGCGGCCGTCAGTGCGGTCGCAGAAGCGGTCGTGCCAATCCCAAGCGTCGTCGCGGTGCCAGAGAACGCGGTCGTCACGCGCAATTTGATCGAAGTGATGGCGCTTTGGGCGGGAATCACAATGGAGGTGACGAACACACCGGCGCTCTGGCCAGCGGAGGCGGCTTGCGTGACACCGGCCTGCGCCTGCGTCATGTGGGCATATCCCACATTCGCCGTGCCGACGTTCGTCGCACCTAGGCCAGCAAGCGTACCGCTGCCATCGGAATGGATGACATTGCCCGCGAGCAGTGGGCCTGTGAAGGTCGTGCCGGGGAAGATCGGCGAGCCGTTCGGGTTGGGGTATTGACCGCCGTTGACGTCTGACATGGTGGCCCCTTACGAAGTAGGGAAACTGCCCCAGATGGCGCGCCAATTAAAGTATGAAAGACTGTACCTTTCATAAGCCTTGGTCAACAGATTGTCGGTGATGAAGTCCACCTGCATGTCGGTTTCGAACGCGATGCGCTTCATGTACGCCAAGCCCGCGATGTTGGTGAGGAAGAACCACGCATATTGCGAGGTCAAAAAGTCGTTCACCATGTAGCCTTCCGGGATGCCCCCTGCGGTCGAGAGGATCGCGTTCACATCGTTGTCGGCGGTTCCGGGGCGCAATTCCGTCGTGGTGAGCCGGATAGCGACAGGCTCGAGTTGCGGCGCAACGATGAGCTTGCGGCCACGGGCGAAAATCTTCAAACCGGCCTGATCCCTGAAATTCGTGCGGATCGAGATCATGGCGTTGAGCGCTGTCGCCTCATTCAAGTCGACCTGCGTGGCCGGCGTGTTGGCGACCGTGTTGCCATCGATCGGATGCGCGGTCGAGCACAACGCGACCCCATCGCCACCGACCGCGCTGTTGTAGGTCGTCGCGGTGTTGAGCACGTTCGCGCCGTAAATCTCCTTCGTTTGATGGAAGGATTCGATCAGGCCCAAATTGCTGGGATGAAACTGCGTCTTGTACAGATTGTCATCGATCGCCTTGCGCGTGATCGCGTAGCCTAAGGAAATTTCCATGTGCTCCTGGTTGTAGACGTAGCGCTCGCCCGAGGAGTTATCGAACTGCGTCTGACCGCCTTCGGTTTTGAGCTGCGCGAGCCCCAAGTAACGCATCTCGGCCGTGCGCTCAAGCGCAAGTTTCGAGTCGAACGCCGTGAAGATTTTGTCGTACTGGCTGGCGATCATTTCGTACTTGCCCTCGATCCCGCGCAGGCCCGGGAGCAAGAGATCTTTGATCGCCGAAAGATTGATTGGCATTTACGCTACTCCTAGAACGGCGCCGTGAGCGTCTTGGTCTCGACGTTGTTGAACGCCACCTGCGCGTAGTTGTACGCGCCACTCGCGGTCCCATTGGCGCCCGGAGGGCCCAAAATCAATCCAAGAACCCGAAACGGCAGCGTCGCCGTCACGGCGGGGGTCACGGTCATGTCAATGTAGGCGCCGGAGATGCCATTCGCGGTGTTCCCGGTGCCATAGGCGAACTGCACGTTCGATTGGATGTTCGCCTGCGTAATACCGACGGAAGTCGAGCCGCCGGCTTGGGCCACATACTGCGCGGCCGGGTCGTTCTCGATATAGGCCTCTACCGTGTTGGTGCTCGCGACATCCGACCCGGGCCAATAGTTCGACCACACGGTGCGCTTCTGCGCGACCGAGGGGTACTTGCAGCCGACGAAAATACCGGCGAGCGGGACAGTGCCCGGAAGTGCGGAAGTGGTGATGCCGGCGACGGTGCCGTCGGAGAGCGTCGCGACTGGATCGCCGAAGAAAATATTCGCGGTGTTGTAGTCGACGAGCCGAGCGATTTGCTCAAAGCTCGGCGTCGTACCGGTCCCGGCGACCCTCTTGAAACCGAAAGGCGCTGCTGTATTCGCCATGACGGAGACACTCCTTCATCGGAGGTCGTCACGCGCTACCGGAGCCGGTCGAACCTGAAAAAATCTTGAAAAATTCTCAACACCAGGTTGAGGACGTGGGATTTATCCCACAGGCAAATCGCGTTGTCAACTATTGGATTTTGGAATGACAACTATGCCCACGGTGGGAGCGAAGGTTTCGGGTCCCACATCATACAAGATTTCCTCGCACAAGCGTTCGATTCGCTGGACCATATGTTCCAAGCGTCGAACGCGTGCGAGGATTTCCTCTTCTTCGTAAGTTTGCAGCGTCACTTACGCCCTGCGAAGCGCTGCGGCGGCCGCACTCACGGGCGTGATCGTGATGCCGGTCGTGGGCGCAAACGTCGGCGGCGAGCCCGCTTCGGTGAACGACTGCGTGATGGGGCCCCCGATGACGGCGCCATTGACGTCCAAGTCTGTCGCAACGGCAGTTCCAGCACCCAGCGCCACGCTCGCAGTGAACGCAAACGGTGTCGGGGTCTCTTTGCCGGTTAGCACCACTGCGGGCTGCGCCACGCCCGTCGAATCGGTCACGACTACGCTGGTGCCCGCATAGGCCGCGCCCGTCGGAGTGGCAATGGTTGCGCCTTTGGCAATGGCGACGATGACTTGAACGAGTTGGCTGGACATGGATCAATTCCTTGAGGGTGAAAGCACGCATGATGGTCAGCGATGACCATATGCGTCTGTCGGGCAAAACCTCAAAATCACTCCTTGGGAATCGGCATCGGCTCGTAGGATTTCGTGACGTGCACGAGCGGCGTGCCCTTGTTGGTATTCGCGAAAGGCGATTGCTCGCCCGCCGGGGCGCCGTGCAGCTGCGCCTCCTTCTGACGCACCTGGTCGCGGGCGTTGCGTAAGTCGCGCGCCTTGGCTTCGTTGGTGAGCTCCAAGGGGCGCTCCATCAGGATCTGACCGTCGCGCTCGATGTGGGCGCCTTTGAAATTCGCCGGCATCATTTCAGGATGGCGCGTGCGCGGGACCGCTTCCCAGCCTTTGCGCGCGAGGGAGACTTGGTAGGAGGGGTTTTCTTGCCCGAGTACGGTCTGCGTCTTCCATTCGTAGGACCAGCCATCCGGGATCATGCGCGGGTCGATATAGTATTTATCGGGGCCTTCCTCGAGATCGCCCTGATGCTCACGAAGCTGCGCAGCGCGGCGCGCGGCGCGCGCGCGCGAATCGTCCTCACTTGAGGGAGCGAGGGCTGCGGCGCCCAAGCCCGGTGCGGCGGGTGCTTCGCCGGTCGGGAGCGGGGCGTGGGGGCCGGAACGACGGCGCGGGGATTCGTCAATGGTGGGGTCTGCCATGTCAGTTCAACCTGCCTTCTTTCTTGAGTTGGACCTTGTTGCGCGCGTATTGCTCAGGCGTCAGGCCGTTCATTTCGGCGATTTCGACCTCCTGAGCGCTCAACGTCACGACATTGGAGCGATTGCCGGCGCCGTTGCCGGAGCGTGTGACGGGGGCGGCCGGCGGCGGGGCCTTGCGCGTGGGCGTGGCGGCGGCGTCTTTCATGGGGTCTGGATCGTCCGGATCCGCAGGGTCGATGATGGGCGCCTTGATGCGAAGAGTATCCTCGATCGACTCGAAATATTCATCCGTATCGGCCTTGATACCGCGGCCCAAGGCAAGCTCGTGCGCGGCGAGCATTTGACGATTTTTGTTCGCATCGCGAACGAAATCCGGATGCGCGCGGACCCACGCGGCGGATTTGGGTGTCAATTGGGCAGCAAATTGGTCCACTGGATCGGGTGCGGCGCGCGGGGTGGGCTTGGGAGCCTTTTCGATGCGTTCCTTGGCGGTTTCGAGCGCCAAAATCTTCGCCGAGTTCGCTCCCATCTCACGGTTGATCTTTGCCGCAGCCGCATAATCTTGCGCCGCCAGAGCATCGGCATAACGGGCCTCGAGCGCATCGTTTGCCTGGGTGACTTGCGTGATCGTGCTCTTGACGAAGTCGAGTTGACTGCTCTGGACCTCGCCGCGGGCGCGCGCCTCACTCTCGGCGGCCTCTTGCGCGCGCCGATCAGCGTCCGCGCGGGCTTGCTTTTCGTCCTCGAGCTGTTTTTTGAGTTTCTCGAGCCCCGCATCGGGGGTGATAATCTCGCGATCGGGAGTTTTTGCCGCCGGTTCGGCCGCCTTCACCTCAACGGTGTCGATTTTGGGGTCTTTTGCGCCGTTCGGCTTCGCTTGGGATGCCTTTTTGGCCGCTTCGCGGTCTGCAGCATCGAGATCGACTTGGATTTCTTCGGCCATGGCTACCACACGAACGCGGGATGCGGGATTTTCGCTCGGATGTACTTCGGCAACACGTGCCGGCACGGCACGTAGTCCTTGCGGTCGAGAATGTTGGGGCGCGGATTGATGTCAATCGCCCACCCGTCGCTCGGGCGCACCACCACCCAATCGTGCAGGCGTACATCGAGGCCGAAAAAGTCGCATCCTTCGCCGATTTTGACCACCAGGTGCGATTTGCCCTGGTAGATGTCCTCTTTGAGGTTCTGCGGGGTCAAAATAATGCCCCCCGCGGTCATTTCAGGACGCTGATAGATCACTAAGAGCACTTCCCCGGGCGCCAATTGATAGTCGGACAGATCGCCAATTTTGTCGATGATCGACTGCTTCAAATCGCTCGATGGGGCATCCTGCTTCTTGATCGCCGTCACGGTCATCCGACTTACCTCTGTTCGAGTAATGTTTCTATTTCTGGGCAATGAAGGTCGATCACGCGGTTGTACGCGTAGATCTGCCCCACAATTTTCTGATAGTCCGCCATGGTCTGGATCGCCATCCCACTGGCCAAATTCGTTTTCAGCGTCTCGACCTCAGATTTGAGTCTTTTCTCCAATTCAGCGTGAAAGCGGTTGCTGATGGTTTGCATTGTTCCACGATTAACCGGAAGCGGCTAATGGCCATTCGCACCGGCGCCGACCATCGACAGGAATTTGCGCCGGGAAATCACAGCCATATCAATTCACGCACCAAAAATCGCATCGGGTGATGCGGCAGTTTATCAAGACGTACCCACCGTTCGCCGGGGTTCGCGCCAACGATGACACCCCTCATCAGGGCCAAGGTCGAAAATCCCGGCGCTACCTGCACTCGTCTCACGGTCCGTACGCTCGCGCCTTTTCCAGCCGGCCGAGGCCACCGCCTGCGCCAGATTCGATCGGATAGGCGCGGCCGCCGGACTTTCGCACCAGCGGGGACATGCCCCCTCCAGGAGGTCCCATCGGAGGTGCCGCACCCGGCGCTGGCATGGGGGGAGGCGCCTGGTGAAGCCCGACGGGACCTCCTGGAGGGGGCATTGGCATCGGAGGGCGCGCAGCTGCGGCGCCTCCTGGAGGCGCGATGATGATGTTGACGTTCATGCCCTTCCTGGCGCGACCACCTTTGGCGCGAGCCATGCGACCCCCTACCGGGCGCGTGCCTTCGAGGGTGCCGTCGGTGACGGAGCCGCCTTTTGCGCGCATCATCGGTCGATTCATGGGCATCGGGGAACGCACGTTGGGTCGACCCATCATCGGGCCTCCAACCATCTTAGCCACCCGCCCCCCTGAGCACTTCGCGCACTTGCAGCCCATCGCGTGGATAAGCTTTTTATCCTGCGCGGCATCGGCGTGGACCTTGCCCCCCTCCTTGCGCGCCACGGGCGTAAAGGCTGCGGGCAATGCGAGCCCCCCCATGTCCTTATGGACGCGGCCGCCCTTTTTCATGCCCCCGACGTGCTTGTCATCGGCGCGGCCGGCGGCTTGCTTGACGTCGGTGCTGATGAGCGAGCCGTCGGTTTTGGTGACGCCACCGGAGGCGCGCGGCTTGCGCCCCGCGTGCATGATCCCTCTTGAGCCCTCTACTTTGCCACCGCGCTTGAATTGGCGCCGAGAGATGGGCTTCGGGCCCGTCTGGGAATCGGCGTGCATGTCTTTCGGTTCGGTCCATCCGGAAGCATCGATCGCACCGGAGGTCGCGCGCGTTATGCGGGCGACCTTGGATTTTGCTCGATCTCGAGCCCGCTGGGCCATTGCGCTCATGAGTGCTCCACTGAGGTAGGCTGAAAATCTACTCTTGCTTCAAGCCTTTATCAACTTCGCCGATGATCTTGTTCGTTTTCTTACCCGCGCCCGACACATCGACCTGCTTACCGGACTCCCCGGCGGTGGGCGCTGTGATGACCGCCTTGGCGAGCCCGATCGCGGCATCGCGCTCTTTGGATTCCCGATCCTGATCACGGTTTTCGTTCTCGATTTCGGCCTGACGCTCTTTTAACCCCACCTCGCGCTGGCGGGTATGGGCATCGAGCACCTTCGCCTGCGCGGTCGCCACATCCAG